TGTTACTTCCGTTGCATTCGTCAGGCTGGTGCAATGTTTAATCTCGTTGCCAACATAAAAACGGATAGGCAGATGCATCTTTAAAATGATGGTGTTTTCCATCATGCCTATACTACCCGTGAAGATAGGGTTCTGTCCGGGTTGTCTGGAGCGTGCCAAAGCCTGACTTTGCAGAGTTGTAAAACCGGAGGAAGCCTTCAAGCTCTTGTATTGTCGAGGGGTAACGTACAAGATGTTAACCGGAGCATCGACTCCCATATCGTCCCCATCAAACTTGCAGCCAGTTAAAGGATAATCCATCTCATCGTTTTCAGTAACAATGCCTTTGACTGTGTCATAAGTCATTAGATCCGTTTTAAGGATAGTAATTTCATTACCGGACGCAGCCACCTTAACAACATCAGTACCTTTAGCCATAAAATGACGGTTAAGAGTAGGTGCCTTAACCTCGTTGGCTACCAATTCGCCAAAGCGTGGGGTGCTCTGGAGCGGTAAAATCCAGTCAGACTTCTGGCTAAAACCCCGAGCTCCCGACATCTGGACAATCCCAAGTTGTTCTGACCATGATTCGGCCCAGTCTACAGCAGCGTCTTTTCCTGTTTGGTACAGATCGTGTTTTGTTTCCTGTTGATCCATTATAGATCCGCAGTCAATAGGGTAAGCTGTCAGGTTGATTTTGATAAAGTCCTTTGACCAAGGAATTTGTCGACCTTTGCCTTCAAAATTCTCTTTTCCAACAAAAGGTTCTCCACGAGTTTTTCCAGCCAAGTCAAATCGAACCTCTTTACCTGCCGAAGCTTCAAGATCTCGACACTCAATAACCGGATAATCCGCTGAAGTCTGCTCCCGTCCGGTATTAGGCAAGTTCTTTTTAAAAGGTTGGCTCATTTTAGCCAGCCCTGTTTTCTTTTGCTGAGTGACACCAAATAGATAATCACTCAGGGTCAAGATACCTTCTGGGGTACCATATTCAATGCCCATCTTTTCCTCTTGAATTTGAATTTATACCATGCTATCAACGATAGCTTGTTGCTTGTTAAAGTTACCACCATGGACTTTATGCAGGTCAGCTACAATATCTCCGCTATCTGCTAACCCTTCCAAAGGATCAGTAGCCTTGGATACCCCTGGAATATCCGAAATTGATTTAGGCAAAGCCTCCTCCGCCTCTATGGCAGCAACCTTTGCCATGCCTTTTTTGATCAGTTCTGCTTGTGGATCAGGCTTCGCCTTGATGTCCGGTTTTACTTCAGTGATCTCCTCCGCTGGGCCTTTCATCATGGCGATCAACGAGTTTGTATCCGAAGCACTTCCGGCTTTATAGGTTTCCTTGTACGCAGCCTGGAGAAAAGCAGGCTGTTCTTTTACCCACTCGCTGAATTTTGGTGTTTCCGAGCCATCCACGCTGACATATTCCAAGAAATCAGCGTGGTCTTGCTTCACCGCTCCCCAAAATTGCTTTGTCTGCTCTGCCCCGAGCTGCAGCTTGCCTTCATCGAGCTGCACTTGTTGCTCATCCATCCTTTCCTGCTGCTTAATCATGACTTCTTGCTGTTTAATCATGACTTCTTTTTGCTCTGGATACAGCTCAAAGTGGCTTTCGTAATCCTCAGAATCAAGATCAGGAAGGCCAAGTTTTTCACGGGCGGATAATTCGGGCTCTGGATCTTTCTCGGGCTCTGCTTTTAAGCCCGTAACATCATCAGCGATAGAATCCAGCTTAGCTTGCATTGCTTTTATAGCTAGATCGGGTTCAACAGCCTCTGTAGGCTCTGTCTTGACTCCCTCTTTAACTGCTTCAGTAGGGTCTGCTTCTTTCTGATCAGCTGCGGGGGGTTCAGTAACCTCTGGGCTTTCAGGTTTAGTATCTTCAACAACTTCTGCGACCGAATCAAGGCCCCTTGTGTCTGCAACAAGCCCGCCATACTCTGGGCCAAGGAATTCAACCAATTCCGATCTGTCCACATCATTACTCTCAGCTGATACTGCTTCGGTAGCGTTACCCATTATTCAATCTCCTGTTGGTTTCCTTGTTTTTCTATCCCGCTTAATGCTCCTACGTCGGATTGTTCTGCCTGTAGTATTGCGTTGGGCGTGGTAGGCCCGGCCCGGTTAGGAGGTTGAGGGTTCGGGGGAAACATAGGGCTTGTATTTTGGTTTGCTTCTGGGATCGCTGAGTCTATTGATCCAACTGGGATTTTGTCAAGTAATCCCGGCTGACTAAACACCGGAGCTTTGTTCTGGTCTTCAAAGCCTGCACTATCAACGATCTCTTGAGTAATGGGGGCAATCTCTGGCACTTGAGCCACTCCCATTGCTGCCTGTGTTCCAGAATAAATAGTCTCAACTCTCTTTAGGGCTGCTTCGACTCTTTTCAATGCTGTAGCTGCTTCTGTGTCGTCAACCAGGGCTGTAGCCGTAAGCTCTTTGATATCAAGCTCACGGGCCTTGAGTTTAGTCCGCTCCTCAATCAATGCAGCTTCAACAGCTTCCTTAATCTGCTGGTCGATTTGCTCAGGGGTGACCTGTTGTTCCAGGTTCAGGAATTTTTCGGCAAGATCCTGAGAAAATTGGCCACCGGAAAGGCTTACGATGTACGGAGCAAGGGCAACTTGGTACTTTTCAGGCAACGATTTACCAAGCTCAGAAAGGCTAACCATCTCCTGCCTGTTGCGGTCTGGGCTGCTTGGCACGTCCTCAAGCCCCACTTGTGCCTGAATTAGCTGTACATCGTTGGTCTTGCCTTCTGGGTTCTCTTGATTGATTGTTACAACACGGGTCTTCCTAAGCAGCTTGGCCCGTATGTGGACATCTTCTGTTTCTTGGCTGTCCACAATGATCATTTCCAGGATAGCGCCTAGGACAGCCATTCGGGATTCCTCATACTGGGCCGTGAGTCCCGAAATTGACTTACTGGCCATCTCGTAGCCTTGACGCTTGCCCTCTATATCAGACTGCCCATTACTACCATCCTTTGCATCTCTCGTGCCTGCTGCGTCCTTGATTGACTCTCTTAAATCACCTGTTCTCTGATACTGCTGCTGATTTAATTCGTAATCTCGGAGTATTTCAAATTTGGCACCCGGTCGGGCCATCGCTTCCGCATTAAGGACAATATCCGCATCTCTACGACTGACAACTTGCCTAAAAATCTCGTCGGGCATATCAACAGCGCCCTTTGTACGGATTGTGACCACCGAGCCCAAGCCCCAGATGTAATTACTCAGTCTGGAGATATGTTCAGCCTGTAGATCCATCAGAGCCTTAACCATTCCGTAGGGGATCTCGGTCAAGTCTTCCGTAAAATAATAAAATGGAATATATGGAAAATTACGAGACTTTAACCGCCTGGCACCAAGACGAACAGGGCCAAGGAAGAATGTTTGATCAAGGCGGATTAACGGGGCCTTCTCGATCTTTTGTCCTGATCCAGCGGCGGCAAAGTGCCCAGGGTTTTGTTTATCAAACTCAATGATTCGGCCATCTGGAGTACGAAGAACAAGGCCCATCTCTACTCTTTTAGTGATAACCTCCTGGATACAGACCATATTGCTGTCTCTATCCATCCAGTTATGCTCTTCCGTTGTCCACTCTCGATAACTGTCAAACTGTCCTGTTGTGAGCCCTGTGGACTCTCCGCCCTCTGAGTGCCACCTATCGCCCTTGTTGCCATATTTTACAGCGGCCTCTATCTCTTCCTTGCGCTTAGGAAACTGGGCTATTATTGCGTCTTTGTGCGCCCACTTTTGGCGCAGCATCCACATAGCGGATTGGATATCATGGATAGGTGCGTGCATATCCCACCATATTTCATTACGAGAGATGTACCGAGAAACATACTTAGGCCCAAATACATCTGATCCACGCTGAGGCTCAACCCAACCAAGACCGACACCTATTTGCGCTTCATGGGCCTTGAGACAGGCCCGGTCTGTCTTTGATTCCTCTTCAGCAGCAAAAAGCTTTTCGCTGAGTGCATCGACGGTATCCTGTTCAGCACTGGGTTGGGCTACTAGTTTGGCATCCTTCCTGTTTTCCTCTGCCACAGACCCAGCATCCCTTACCGCCTGCCTAATCAGGTTATCCATAGCCGGGGCAATGCCTTTGCTCTTCAAATAGGCTATCTGTTGAGAATTGAACCAGTTACCGTCTTTTGCATCAGCTTCCCTGTCCCTTATTAATCGCCAATGTTTGGGCTGGGAATCACGGGCATTAAGTATATGCTTAAGACCTTCTAACGATATCCCTATATTATAATTGTTCCTTTCGGTCATATCAGTAGTATGGGTCGGGTGGTGGTGGAAGGGTGTAAGGTTCTGTCGTCAAGTCGTTCTGTAATTTATCAGCCACAAGGGAAAGATATCTAAAATCATCAGCACCGTGTGAGAATTCATCATGCAACGGCGGGCCGGGTTCTTGCGTCTGTATATTGATGTGTCGCCGATATCGTTTTAAACAGGTCTGTAAGCGTTTAGTGTGGTCTTTATCAAAATAACACCGTGGGAATATAGTTCTTACGTGCTTTATACCGTCTTCGATTCGTATATTCGGAATAGCTGGATCTTTACTGTCACCGGGGGCAAGGTCACGACCAAGGGCAATTAATATTTCCTCTGCGCTCTTGCCGGTTTTATAATCCTTATGATACCCGTCATGAGGTAACCAATCTAAACCCCAATTGTAATCTAACTTTTTCAACTGGAGCACGTACCATTCAAGGGTATGGTGACTGTCTTCCATGTACCTGATTATTCGAAGCTCTGACGCTACACGCTGAACCATGATAATAGCCATTGAATCATTGAAACCAAGATCCCATATACAATGTACTTTCAGCATAGGATCATATGGGACAGGACGATTCATCCGGTTTTCAGTTATAGCTGTTCCAACCTCATGGGGGTAAATGGCCCCTGCAACCGCTTTCCGACATTTACCCTCCCAGATATTATCGTAACTCTCTCGGTCGGTATTGTGACAATGTAGGCGCTCCTGCTCAAGGACATCTGGAAACCAAGGATTGTCTGGATAATTTATCTGTATTACAACCGAGTCATCTGGTGGGGTTTCTATAAATCGGACATAAGTATCATCCGTATCAAGTTCAGGGTTCAACGTGACGATGATTTCAGAGCCGTCCTTTCTAATCGTGGGGATTAGGATATCCCACGATCTTTTCCGCACTGTCTGACCTTCTTCAACCCAAACTTTATCCACGCCCTCATAGGACTTGATAGACTCCACAGTAAGCCCGCCAAGGCCAGCAAAGATAAATTCTGTACCGTTATTCCCTCTTATCTCATTATCCAAGATTTGATAATGAGCGCCGTAGCCCATTGATTCAATTTGATCGGAAATCAATTTATGGACTGAATCCTTGATTGATTTTTGCACCTCTCTTGCGCACAGGATACGCAATTTAGTCTGCGCTCCAGCAATAATCAACCAACGAGCCACGCCCCACGATTTAGCACCACCACGGCCACCGTGAAGGATTTTATACCTGTGCGGCTCAAAGAGCGGGGCCAGCTTTTCAGGAAAGTTTATGTTGGTATCGGCTTGAATCATTTTTTACCCGGCGGGGCGACAAAGCTTACTTGCACAGATTTGAGCTCCACAGAACCATCGTGCTTTACAGTGTCCGTAAAATCTGCTTCAGATCTCCCCAGGAGTTCGGAGGCTTTAATACGGTCTTTTAATGTGGGGGGTTTTCCGTTGTCCAGGACGGTCTCGAACATTATTCCCGACCAAAATTCTTGACGCTGCTGCCTTGTAGCTATTTGAAAATCTTGCTCTTTATCGTTTCTACATGCTATCGCTTGCTGGATTACATGCTTCTTCATGTTTTCATACCCGGCAAGACCTGGATTCTTATATCCTGCCTGTCTCGCAGCTTCGGACGCATTTCCGGCGTAACAATCAACAAATACCTGTTGCTTCGCTGTTAATTTATCTTTAGCCATAACTAACTTTCTTCAGGTTAATGTAACTTTTTTAGTACCAATGCAACTTTCTTTCGTTGTACCTAACTTTCTCTCCTATGTCAAATATTTTAGCAATCAAACTATTTTAATTAACCTGTAAGTTTTACCTTGTAAGTTTTAACAGGTATGGTATAACTAAGACAGATGAGAGAGCAAGACAAACCAAAACCGAGAGGAATATACCATGGCCACAAAAACAAACAAAACCAAAGGATTCAAAGCAGGGCAAATGTACCGTGGGTCATGTTTTGGTGTGAACTTAACGCTCACCTACAAAATAGTAAGTGTATCTGCAAGCCATAAGACCTGTATGATTCAGGAAATTAACCCCAACCAGACAGACGGCCCGGTAGTAAGGCGTAAGATAACCCGTCATGATGCGTTTGATTCTTGTTGCCCTAATTCGAGCGTGTTGGTGGAGTCTTCAGACCCGGGTCTGACTAAGCCAGAAAAGAAAGAAATTGAAACTTTAAATATATTTTTAGACAGCTTCGATGACCAAGCATACGTCATAAAGTTCAGGGCGGCGTACTCCAAGGCTTCCAAAGCGAAACGGGAAGCCTTGCAAAAGATTTCTGACAAAAAGAAAATCAAGGCATTTAAAAAAGCATACGAGCAATCTAAAATAGTTAGTTATTACCGTAACCCCGCTGAAAAACTGCGAGTATGCAAGGTTATTAATGGAATAGTTAACGTAGAATACCTAGAGCGTCCAAAAATAAAAGACCGCAAAAGAGGCATGGTTTTCAAGCTCAATACTTTTTTTACCAAAGATCTAGTTTCCCCAAACCAAAGCCCCGTGGACGTAATCGAAAACATCCTTAAAGAATTCCCCACAAACAGACAAGGATACCAGCAAAGAATAAGCTTTCTTGAAAATCTAAAATTAGAGGATTACTGGGGAAAACACCCCAAACAAATTGATGAGTTGATAAAAAAAGCATATCTGGACACTCCTGACCTTCCAGTAGTCAGGGAATTTAAAGACAACCAGTTAGCAGTATAAGCAACCCAAACTGCCCCGGAAAAGTCCGGGGCAAAGGAGAACACCATGAAAACAAAACACCTAAACGACCGCCAGAGAAATCTGATCGTCAAAATAGTAACCAGTGGAACCGCCGAACTCCTCCATAAACTCAACAAATCCCAGCTTGACGGGGCCCAACCTAAGAAGGTAGGTAAGCTGGCTGATATGATGCCAGACAGTGCGCAATGGTGCTTTAACGCTCTCCAGGGGCTACCAGAGGGCGAACGTATGGAACTGACCGCCCTTGCAGTAGCCACCAGCCGGATACTACTAGAGCTCGTTACCTTACCCCAGGCTTTTCCTATGTCAGCCTTGAACCAAACGCAATCTAACAATACCGGACTTTTTTCCCGTGGCAACAATGCCGCTGCCAAGTTGAGCGAGATATTAGAGGATAAAAGCATGTCAGATTGTGTATTTACGACACAAGGTAAAAAAAAGATGGTTAGCTTATAAGTTTTACCTTGTAAGTTTTAATAGGTATGGTATAACTAAGACAGATGAGAGAGTAAGACAAACACTAACCGAGAGAGAATATTATGAAAGAAGAAAACGCTAAGATAAAATGGTGCCCATTTGCACGTTCATTAGAGGTGAAAAATGAATTTGGAAACTTCTTATCGGGGTCTGTCAATCGTGACCACCGTGGGGGCGTTACAGCGCAAAGTCTTTGCTTAGGTAGCAAATGCATGGCTTGGGGTTCAAGGGCACCTAAAGGGCACGGGATCTGCAAAATGCTCCAAGATTAGCCCCAATAAAACGAAACCGGGAGAAATCCCGGTCTACAAGGCATGGTCGCCTTGTACTGATGAGTAGCCAATTAAAAAACCGGAGAGGACAGGAGAAACATCATTAAAACCATCAAAAAACCAGTGAATAACACCCGGGCCATTGACAGGTCCAGGAATAGTAAAAGGGTAGCCCTGCCAAATACCGACCGAGTCACCCAGAGGTCATTCACCGGCTCCGTCCTCTTCAGCCATACCTTATGGCGGGTGTGACGGGTTAAGCAGGGCCTTTTCACCAACAATTGAATATATGACAACTACTATAAAAAGACGGCGGGCGGCTGGACTCTGCCCAACCTGCGGAAGACAGGAAGGAACAGAGACTAGCAGATGTAACGCCTGCCTAGCGAAACAGTTAAAGCTTAACCGCATCAGACGGCGCAGCCTCCAGAAACTCGGAATCTGTGCCAGATGCGGTGCGAAAGAAGCAGAAAGCTGAAAGAAAGTCAGTGGTATAGAGGCTTATCGAAAGGAGGGCAATTTTGCCTAAGTTAAAATGGAGAATAATAATGACAGCTGAAAACCTTGGAAAATTCAAACT